AATATATTTATTGGCAAGCGGAGCGGCAATAGCAGCAATAGCTGGAGGACTTTTAGGAGGTGGTGCAGCAGCAAAGAATGTGCAGCAAAGAAAAGAGAAGCAAGTAAAAGAAAGGATTCAGGCGACTCAAAACAGATTACAAAGCGAAGCAATAGCAGCGCAGAAGTTACAAGAAGAACAAGAAAAAAAAGAAATAGCGCAAGAGTCAGTAAGAGAACAAAAAGCAAGAGCGAGACGAAGAACTATTTTTGCAGGGCAACCATTAGAAGAGAATATATTTCGTAGAACTTTAGGAGGATAATGACTAACGCAAAAGAGCTTTTACAAAAAACGCAAACACTATCAGCAGAAAGAGCAAACTTTGAAACAGAATGGCAAGATGTAGCTGATATATTCCGTCCTGTTAAATCTAACATTACAGTTGACAGATCAAAAGGAGATAAGGAGAATATAACAAGGCTCTATGAATCCGCACCAATTAATTTCGTTCATCAGTTAAAATCAATTATTATAGGGGTATTTTTTAATAGATCTATAAAACCAATAACAATTACACCAGTAACAGAAGAAGTAAACGAAGATCAAGAGGTTAAAGATTGGATTACTGAATTTACAGATATGATCCTTAGAGTAATGTTCAATCCTAAATCAGGATTTGAAAGGGCTTTAAGTGAAGCAGTTGCAGATGATATAGTATTTGGAACAATAGCAACATTCATAGAGGAAGGAAAGAAATTTCCGGTTAAATATCACACTTTAAATATTAAAAACTTTCTTATAGCTGAAAATGACGAGGGCGAAGCTGATTATGTTATTATAAAACATAAGATGACAGCAAGGCAAATTATATCTAAATGGGAAAATAAAGATGCAAATATTCATGAAAAAATATTACAAGCTTACGAAAAGAATCCTTTTCAAGAATTTGGTTTGCAATTACATATATTTCCAAGAAAAGAAAGAGATAAAAAAAAGATAGATAGCTTAAATAAAGAAATAGCGGGTTTTTGGGTAGATGAAAAACACCAAACTATAATTCAAGAAATAGGCTGGGATTCAATGCCAGTAGCTATTGGCAGAAGCGAGAAATCAACAAATGAAGTTTATGGGACTTCTAGAGCAATGATTGGCTTACCAGATGCAAGACAGATCAATGAAATGTCTAGACAGTACAACGAGGCAACAGAAAAAGCTTTAAAACCTCCTTTAAATGTAAATGCTAATTACGCCAAAAGGGTCAATCTTAGACCAGGTGCATTAAATAGACCAGATCAAAAAGCTTTACCAGCAGGAAGGGCGGCAATAGAACAAATATTGACAATAGGAAATATTCCGTTAACTCAAGACTTAATTACTAGAAAAGAGCAAAATATTAGAGAAATATTCTTTTTAGATAAGCTTAAAATCTTTGATGATGCGAGAGCAACCGCAACACAAATATTAGAACTAAGAGCAGAGACATTCAGAATAATGGGTGATTTTATATATGGCATTATTGACTATACAGAGCAAATATTGAATAGAACTTTTGATATTCTATTTAATAAAATATATATTAAAAATGCAGATGGCAATTTTGAATTAATCGAAAATGATTTATTCCAAAAAGAAATACCAGATTTATTATCTAAAAATCCAGAATTAAAAATTAATTATCAAAATCCAATTACTCAATCTCAAAGATTAAACGAATCCGCATCTATTGAAAAACTAATGGCAGGAGTTTTAAATTTAGCACAAGCACAGCCAGAAATTATTGATAATATAGATTTTGATAAATTAGTTAGAAAGTCTGCTGATATATTAGGAATTGATCCAGATATTATTAAAAATCCTATTATCGTTAAAAACGAAAGAGAACAAAGACAAGCTCAAATGCAGCAGCAACAAGCTATGGAGCAGGAACAAATGGCAGTAGAAACAGCTAGTAAGGCAAAACAATCTAAGCTTATATAATGACAGAAGAGCAACTAAATAAAATATTTCAACAAGTATTTGAAACAGAAAACGGAAGAGTTATTTTAGAACACTTACAAAGAGTTCTTTTAGAATCAAGCTTCTCAACTGAACAAGACACCACTATTAATGCTATACTTCGTCAAGGAGGTATAGAATTATATCAATATATCCTTTCTAGGGTTAGAGAGGAAATAACCGACCAATAATAAAACTATGACCGACCAAATAGAAAACACAGAAGTTAGTGCAGAAAATGCAACAAGTGCAGAAAATGCACCAGTTGAAACAGTTAATGAAACAAGCTTTTTAGATCAAATCACAGATGAAGAAATAAAAGGCTCTAAATCATTATCTAATTTTAAAGACATTAATGGACTAGCAAAGAGTTATATTAACCTTGAAAAGAAGCTAGGCGCACCAAAAGAGCCAGAAAATTACGCACCAGAGGATTACACCTACGAATTACCAGAAAATTATCAAGCTAATGACGATCTATTAAATCTAGTAAAAGATAAATCTGTTGAATTAGGAATTAAGCCAGAAGCATTTAAGCAGTTAGTGGAGACTTTTACAGGTGAAGAAAGTAAGATAATACAGGGAATACAAGCTGATAATGAGGCTAGAATTAACGAACTACAAAACTCTTTAAAAGAAGAGTGGGGAAATTCTTATGATGATAACTTAAAAATAGCAGAAAACACATTTAAACGCTTTGCAACGGAAGAAGATCAAGAGCAATTCGCATCTCTTTCACCTGAAGGCCAATTGGCAGTAGCTAAAATTATGCATAATGTAAGTCAACAAATCGGAGAGGGTACTCAAGGAAAAGTTGGTAATTCACAAGGGGGCTTGACAAAAGAAGATGCACTTGTTAAAATTAGTGAAATTAGGAATGATAGGACTATTGATCCTAATGTAAGAGATAGAGAACTTGCTAAGTTATACCCGATAGCTTACGCCAATGAAACTGGCGAATCTTTAGGGGTAGTAACTGGGTTTAGTAGAAATTCTATCTTATAAATAATTGTCCAACATAAGTAAAAGGTAGCTTTGTTTAAGTCTTTGAAGGTTGATGGGTAGCAATTGACGGCGAGAAATCGCATTTTTGTTATTTAATTAATTTTTAAAACTTAAACAATGTCTAATACACAAAATCAAATACATGTAAAACAGTTTAAGGATGATATTATCCAAGCTGTACAACAAAACAACACCCGTTTAGACGGAACAGTAAGAAGAAAAGAATCTGTAAAAGCAGAAGAATTCTTTTTTCATAAATTAGGTGCTTTAAATCTAATTGAAAAAATAGGAAAAAATCCAGAAACTCCCTATTTAGATCCACTTCACTCAAGAAGAAAAATGACACCAAGACCTTTTCATGGTTCTTTGTTTATTGATGACTTTGATGTTAATAGATCAATTATCTCTGGTTTAGATAGTGATTACATGAAAGCTTTAATGAACGCAGCAATGAGAAAGAAAGATGATGTTATTATTGCCGCTGCAACTGGTACAGCATACGAAGGAAAAGATGGTACAACTGCTGTCAATTTCCCTTCTTCTCAAGTAGTATCAACTGGTGCTTCTAATGGTCTAACTGCTGACAGAATCCTTGACGGTAGAGAAATCTTAAGAAGCAAAGATGTTGATCCAGATGAGAAAATCTATTGCGTTTTAACTTCTAAACAACACAGACAACTAGAAAATGATAATAAAATCATTAATAGAGATTTTACTGCTGGTCAAGTTTTAGATAAGGGTATTATCGGCGTTTGGAATAATATTCACTTTATTTTATCAGAAAGACTTTTATTAGACTCTAACGGTGATAGAGATGTATTATTATATACTGAAAATGCTTTAGGTTTCGCTATTGCTAATGATATTACAATGAAAGTTGGTGAAAATGTCGAAAGATCATTTACTAAAACTATGTATTTAAAATTAGATATTGGAGCAACTAGAGTAGAAGACGAAAAAATCGTTCGTATTCCTTGCACAGAATCTTAATATTAACTTTAAATAAAATAAAATTATGGCTATTGTAAATAAAAAAGGAACAATAAACCTTGATGGCTTAGATCAAGATACTTTGATTATGCCAAACGCAAAAACTTCTAAAGGTGTTTTAAGGGTATCAGTAGATACTTTAGAAATTAATGCAACTGATGATGATACTTCAACTTACAGATTAGCAAGAGTACCTTCTAACGCTGTATTAGATACTATCACTATTAAAAATGATGCTATTACAGGAGGAACTGATTTCTTCTTAGGCTTCTATGATATTAATGATGGTGTTGCTATTGATGCTGATGCATTACTTGGCACAACTTCATTAGCTTCTGCTGGTGATATTGATGGCTTAGGGTCAATTGATATTGCTAACTTTGGCAAAGAAGTATGGGAATTAGCTGGATTATCAGAAGATCCTCACAAATTAGTTGATATTGTTTTAACTGGTAACACAGTTGGAACTGCAACTGGTACTGTAACCGCTATTGTAAAATACACTCTTTAAAAAGTAGGGGGAGCAATCCCCCTCAACCTCGTTATTATGTCTGTATCTAAAACATCTATTTGTAACAAAGCATTAAGAAAACTAGGAGCAAATCCTTTGATGAATGTTGACACAGACAACACAACACCAGCTACACTTTGCAAAGCAAGTTATGATGATGTATTGCAAGAAGTTTTAAGAATGCACAACTGGAACTTTGCAGTTTTCCGTCAATCACTTGTTTTAGATGCCTCAGGTTCGCCAATTTATGAATTTAGTAATAGATTTATTTTACCAACAATTCCAATCTTTATAAGATTACTTTCAGTAGAAAATAACATAGAGTATAGGTTAGAAAACAACTTCCTTCTAACTAATGAATCCTCTGTAAATATTAGATTTATTGGTAAAGAAACTGATCCTAATAAATACGACTCTTTGTTTATTGAATGTTTCGCAGCAAGGCTTGCTTATGAAATAGGATACTCAATAACCTCAGACGAAACAAGGATAGCAAGAACTAAGCAAGATTTAGTAGAATCATTATCTTTAGCTAGAGAAAGAGATAATTTGGAAGATAATGATGTAGCAGAAACTTCTGACTCATTTAGTTCTTCAAGAATAACCAATTTTAATTTCGGCAATAATATTAATGGTATAACTTTTTCATAATGCCTAAAGCTTCAGAAATAAGAACAAATTTTACAGCAGGAGAGTTAAGCACATTAATAAACTCAAGAACGCAATTTCAGAGGTATTTTAATGGTTCAGAAACTCTTGAGAATTGGGTGGTATTAGTACAAGGACCAATATTTCGCAGGAAAGGATTTAAATTTATAGGAGAGGTTAAAGATTCAACAAAAAAAACCAGAATTATTCCTTTTGAATTTAGCACAGTACAAACTTATGCAATCGAATTAGGAGCGGGTTACTTACGCTTTTTTTCTGCTCAAGGGCAAGTTTTAGATAATGGTTCAAATATATTAGAAATATCCAACCCTTATTCAGAAAATGAATTATTTGATATAAAATTTGTACAAGATAGTGATGTAATTTACATGGTACATCCAAATCATCCTATTCAAAAATTAATCAGAGTAGCATCTAATGATTTTACATTAAACGCAGTAGATTTAGTAAAAGGTCCATATATAGACGAAAATATAGTATCAACAGATTTAGTAACATTGTCAGGTGGTCAGTGGTCGGAAGGCTCAACATTAACCTTGACAGCTTCAGGTGGGCATACGCCTTTTACCTCTAATCATGTTGGGGGTTTATGGAAAGTAAGAAGTGGCACAGATATTGCTCATTTAAAAATAACTGGGTTTACTAGCTCAACAGTAGTAACAGTAGTAGCTCAAAATGATGTCCCAGCTAGTTTACACAATACTGCAAGCTTTAACTGGTCGGAAGGTGAGTTTAGTAATGCTAGAGGCTATGCTGGGGCGATCACCTTCCACGAGCAAAGAATGGTGTTGGCAGGTAGTGTAAACGCTCCGCAGAAGGTTTGGTTTTCTAAATCTAATGCAGATTATGAAAATTTCGAAGCAGGAACGAATGCTGATGATCCTTTCTTAATAACTATTGCATCACAAAAAGGAGATCCGATAAGGTGGTTATTTTCTGACCAAGCTTTGTTTATAGGTACTGCTGGCTCAATATTTAGAATTATAAGCTCAAGAAATAGCCCTGCCTTAGCACCAGATGATATAGATGTAAAAAGGCAAATATCTTATGGTTGTTCTAATATTCAACCTGAATTAGTAGGACAATCTCCTATTTATATGCAGAAGAACAATAAAACAGCAAGATTAATTACTTTTGATATTGATAGTGATAAATACAAGGCAATAGATATTACTGTTGATTGTGATCATATAACAGATGGAGGTATTACTTCTTTTGAATATCAACAAATTCCACTATCTTCATTATGGGCAGTAAGAACAGACGGACAAATTGCAAGATTAACACTAGAACAAGATCAACAAGTGCAAGCATGGTCAAGATATGTTACACAAGGAAACTTTGAATCAATGGCGATAGTTAGTGATGCAGAAGATAATGATGAAATTTATGCAATAGTAAAACGAACTATAAACGGAGTAGTTAAAAGGTTTGTAGAAGTGCAAGAGCCTAATTATGAAGTAGATAATTTAAATCGCTTTTATGTAGATTCTGGACTTAGTTATAATGGTACACAATCAAGTACAATAACTATATCAGGAAACACATTTACAGCGGACTCTTCTATTTTCCAATCTGGCGATATAGGAAAAGAAATTCATCAATTAATAAGTAAAGGCAGGGCAAAAATAACAGGGTTTACGGATTCTCAAAATGTAACTGTCAGTATAATAGAAACTTTCTCTAGTGCAACATTACTACCTAATGAATGGGCTATTGCTATTAAAAATATAACTGGATTAGGACATTTAGAGGGTGAAACAGTAGCAATTAATTCAGATGGTGCAACAGTACCAAATAAAACAGTAAGTAATGGAGCAATAGAAATAGACAATGCAGGGTCAATAATTCATGTAGGATTATCATATTCTAGTAAACAAAAGAATATGCCTATTGAATCTTTAGCTTTATCTGGTATAATTGGAACATCACAACATAAAGTTAAAAGGATTGATTCAGTTGTTATAAGATTTGATAAAACTTTAGGTGGAAAAATAATTGATTCTAATAATAACGAAACACCTATAACAGCAAGAAGCTTAGTAGATAATATGAATGAAGTGCCAGATTTAAATAGTGGCGACGAAGAAATTATTCTAGGAACTGGTTGGGATAGGTTGGGACAAATTGAAATTATTCAAGATGGACCACAACCAATGACTATAAAAAGTATAACTTATAAAGTAACTATTAATGATAAGTAAAGACTTTAAAATAGATCATATAGATTTAATAAATACTAAAATAAATTATCCTTGCTTAAAGACTTTAAAATACGAAACAGAGCCTTTAGATTGCGACCACGCCAAGACTTATATTGCAGATGATAAAATAATATTTGCTTGCGGTATAAGATGGGTAAGACAAGGAGTAGGGCATTGCTGGGTAATACCTTCTATATATGTTGATAATTACGCTAAAAGCTTTTATATTGAGATTAAAAGATTATTAGAGGATTACTCTAAAATAATGAATATCCATAGAATACAAACTACAATTACAGATGATTTTGTAAATTGGATTGAAAAGTTAGGTTTTCATCGTGAATCAGTGTTAGAAAAAATAACATTTGATAAAAGAAATGAATATATGTATGTAAAATTTTTTTAACATGGCAACAGGAGCAGTAATAGCAGGAACAGCATTAACAGCAGGTGGGCAGATTTTCGGAGGCTTAGGAGCTAAGAAACAATCAAAACGCCAAGCTAGAGCCTTACGCCAACAAGCCGCTTTTCAAAGAGAGCAGGCACAACTAGAAAGAGAGTTAGGAGAATTTGATGTATTACAACAATCAAGAGCATTTGATAAGTTAATGGGTCGCCAAAGATTAGCAGCCGCAGCAAGTGGTATTAAATTAGAAGGTTCTCCTATGTTATTATTAGAAGAGAGTTTAAGAGATAAAGAAGAAACAATAGAAAATATTAGAACATTAGCAGAAAGCAGAGCAAGAGCCTTAGAAATTGGAGCTGGTCAATTAGGACAGCAAGCAAAAGATACTTTAAGAGCTGGCAGAAATGCTTTGATTGGATCAATATTTAGTGCGACAGGTACAGCTTTACAAGGTAAGGGTAAATTAAATATGTTAAAATAATGGTTAAAATTCCAACAAGTCCAGGAGTACAAGCAAGACCACAACAGGTAACGCCAACAGTAAGGCAACCAGTAGATACTGGCGAAAGATTTATTGCACAAGGAATAGGACAATTAGGATCTGTTATTGCAGGATTAGGCGAGCAAGCAATGCTCCAAGAGAAAAAAGAGCAACAAGCCTATAATGCAAGTCAAGTAATAGAGTATAAAAATCAATTAAGAAGGTTTGATAATCAAGAAAAAATAGCTTTATCCGAACAAGGAGCAACGCAAGATGTAATTAATAAGAGTAAGCAAGGTATATTAGATCGTAGAAAGCTTTTTACTGATGAATTAAAATTACAATATGCAGATAATAAAGAAGTTTTAGGATTAATTGATAGAGAAACAAAATCTAGTCTTATTGATTTAGAGTTTAATGTTGATAAAGATATATCTAAAAAACGCAGAGCTTTTGGACAGAATCAAATCTTTAAATCAATATCAGATTTAAAAGAAGATTTTGAAAACGCACAATCACCAGAAGAATTAGCTAGTATAGCAAATGAATTGCAAATCGTTCAAGAAACTGGTATTGCTTCAGGATTAATTAATATGAAAGATATTGAGAGAATCCAGAAAGATTTTAGAGATTTAAGAAAAGAGCAAGAGGCAGAAGCCTTGCAAGAAGCAACCTTTATAAATGCCACACAAGGAAAGTTGCTTCTTGACTCGACAGATAAAAATGATAAAAAAGTAATAAATAAAGGCTTTGAAAAATACAGAGAATTAACAGATGATCCAGAAGGTTTGGCAAGAGATATTTCTGTAAATACTGGTATAGTACCAGATATATATAAAAAAGATTTAAATTCAAGGTTATTTGTAGGTAATCCAGATAGAAAAATTGAATCAGCAAACCAAATAATAAATTTAATTAGAGAAAATCCAACTTTAGAAAGACAATTTAACGACAAGACAAAAGCATTTGCACAAGCTATTGAAAGTAGAATAAATGTAGGTTTAAGTAGTGAGGAACTTGTTAAATTTGCAGAAGATGAAATAAATAAAAATAAAGACAAAAATAAAATAATAAGACAGCAAGAATTTGAGTTAGACTATTCAAAAGAAGGGAAAAAATTTATTGAAACAATAAATGATATAACTGATGAAATAAAAGATAAGTCAGGAATATTTTTTGAAGCAGAAGCACCAAAAGAGATGGCTTTTGATGTTTTAACAATAGCAAAAGATTATTACATAAATAACGGCTCAGATATAGATGATGCAATAGAACTTGCAAAAGAAAAAGTAAAATCAAGATGGGCTATTACAAATATAGGTGGCAAAAGATATCAAAAATTCGCACCAGAAGCGGAATATCCACAGATGACAAGTGAAGAACTAGGGCAACAGGCAAGAAGATTAGCAGGAAAATATTTATTAGATAAATCAGTAATAAAAAATAATATTAAAACTGTTATAAGACCAGATAGTTTGAATACAAATAAACCTAGTTATAATTTACTTATAGAAGATGAATTTGGTAAAATAGATAATATTAGAAACGAAAAAAACGAGCCAGTAGTTTGGACTCCTGATATTACAAAAACAGAAAGATATAAGGAAGCGCCAAGAGAGACAAGAGAATCTTTAAATGAATTGAGTAAGAAGGAATTTATAAAACAAGACAGAGCTAATAAAAAACAAAGAGAAGAGAACAGAAAAAGACTTCAAAAACTACACATACAATATAGATGAGTTATTTTAAAGATATTGAATTCTTACAGCAACAACAACAGAAAAAGCCAAAGATAATTAATCAGCCTATAAAACAAGAAGAGCCTAAAAAAGGTGCTTTACAATCTTTTAAGGATGAATTTGTTTTACAAAATACAATTACTTCAACATTAAATAATGCATTATCAAATAACATAGAAGATCAAGAAGAAGATATAAATTATGATATAGGAGGTAAATTAATAGGAACTAAATATGAGCCATACACAGATAGTTTTATCGGTAAAGTTTATAATGATGCACAATTTAATAATATAGCCGCTAAAATAGATAGAGAATTAGAATTGCGAGAAAATAACGATCCAGTATGGGGTACTGTTGGAGCAATAGCGGGAGGGGTATTAGACCCTATCAATTTAATTCCTATTGGTGGTGCAGCTTATAAAACATTTAAAACTGGTAAAACATTAAAGGGAGCAATTAGAGGTGCAGAAATTGGAGCTGTAACCGAAGCGACAACTGAAACAATATTGCAATCACAACAAGAAACTAGAACAATGGAAGAGTCAGTTATTAATGTTGCTGGTGGTGTTGTATTAGGTGGGCTTGTAGGTGGATTAGCGGGTAAATTTTCTAAAACAGAATTTGAAGAATTAAGTCAGAGACTAGAAAAAGATTTACAGAAGCCAGATGATGATTTCATACCTTTGACTATGCAGGAAAGAGAAACCACTTTAGAACAAGAGACTATTGCAGGAGGTGCAGGAATAAAAGGGTTGGTTAAATCAACAGCTTTTATAAATCCAGTATTAAGAACATTTGAAAATTCTCCATCTTTAAAAGTAAGAAAAACATTGCCTAAATTAGTAAGAAACAATGTATTTTTAACAAAAAATGAAGAGGGTATAAGAACGGATGCTTCAGCAGAAATAGCAATAAAAAAATATGATGCAGGACTAGGAACAGCAATAGAGGGGGCAGTAAATAATTATAAACAATATGCGAAGCAAAAAGGAGTAGGTGGTGGAAAGAGATTTTTTAACATAGGTATAGATAAGTTTTATGATGAAGTGTCTTTAGCGATGATTAGAGGCGATAAGTCAGATATTCCAGAAGTAGAAGCAACAGCAAGACTTTTTAGAAAAGAAGTATTTGATCCACTAAAAGAAGAAGCTATTGAGCAAGGTTTATTGCCTCGTGATGTCAAGGTTGAAACAGCAACCTCTTATTTAATGAGAAAATACAACACAGAAAAAATTATTTCACAAGAAAAGGATTTTAAAGATCTAATCAGAAAAGGTGCAAAAGAAAGATTAATCCCACAGCTACAAGGTAAACTTAGAAAAAAAGAAGAAGCTATTATTAGTCAAGTAGGAGAAGTAAACACAAGAATAGTAGAAATAGAAAGTAAATTTGCTGGGGTAGAGCCAGAAAAATTAGATGCTGATTTAGAGGATGTAATAAAAAGATATAAGGAAGCTAAAAAAATAATAAAAACTACAAGACCAAAACCTTTATTACAATTTATAAGAGAAAATGGAGGTATTTATGATGATAGAGGAGAGCTTGCGAGCATGGGTATTACTAACAAAAGTCATCCTTTCTTATTAAGAAAAAATAGAACTATAAAATTTAAAGATAATAATATTGATGTAGATTTTGACACAGTAGCAAATAAAGCTTGGGAAAACGGATATTTTCCAGAATACATAGAAAGACCAGAAATAAACGATTTATTAGAAGCTATTGATGATGAATTAAGAGGTTCAGCAAGATATAGCGAGGCAGAATTAGAAAAACTTGATGAGGTAAATTATGCAAATCAATTTTTTGAGGAGATTAACCAAAGAGGGTTAGATATAGATGAAATATTAGAAAGGCAAAAAGCAGGAAAATTAAATAATCAAGATAAGCAGATTATAGACAGTTTAACAAAAAAAGAGTTAGATTTTTTAAAACAAAAAAAGCAAAGACTAGAAAAATTATTTGAAGATCAAAAAAGTAAAAACCAAATTTTATTTGGTAAACAAATTGATGACACAAAATTAAGAGATATTGATGCACAAATTGCAAAAGCAACTGATCCAGAAGAATTGGCAAGATTACAAAATTTTAGATCAGTAATTGAAAAAGGTTTACAAGATGTTAAATCAGGTTTTGCAGGGGAGGAATTTATAGATGATATTGTAAATAGTGTTTATGACAATATAAGAGGAGTAGAAAGAAAAGGGGGCGCAAGTATGCCTTACGACATAGCGGTAGGTGCTAGAGGACCAGCAAAAGAAAGGGTTTTGACATTTGTAACAGATGAAGAGTTAAGGCCATTTCTTGATACTGATATTACAAGAATTGCCAAAGCTTACACAAGGACATTAGCAACAGATGTAGAAATTAAGAGAAGGTTTGGAGATGTAAATTTAGAAACTCAGATAAGGGAAATAAGAGAGGAATACACAGAATTAAGAGAAAAAGCAAAAAGTGAAAAAGAACTACAAAAATTAAACAAACAAGAAAAGGAAGATATTAAAACAATAGAAACTTTACGAGATGTTTTGAGGGGGCAATATAGAAGTACTGATCCAGATGGTATTTTTACAAAGGGCGCTCAAGCTGTAAGAACTCTTAATTATATGACTAAGCTTGGTGGGGTAGTTTTTTCTTCTATTGCAGATATAGCAAGACATAACACAGTACATGGTTTAAATAGAGTATTCGGCAAGGGATTAAAAACATTAATTACCAATACAAAAGCAGTTAGATTATCAGCAAAAGATGCAGGATTTACGGGGCAATATAAAGAAAATGTATTAGGACAAAGAACGGCAGTGACGGCAGATTTGAATAATCCTTACAACAGCGATTCTAAATTTTCAATAATGATGGATTATTTTGCAGAAAATTTTAGTAAATTAAATGGGTTAAATTATTGGAACAATTATCAAAAAGGCTTTGCTTCAATGCTTACTCAAGAAAGATTAATAACTAATATTAGAAACTTTGATAATATAAAAAAGAAAGAAAGAACTTATATGGCTTTTCTTGGTATTGATAAAGATAATATTAGCATTTTACAAGATCAGATTAAAAAGCATTCTTTTGATGAAAAAGGTTTTCCTATTGCTAACCTTGAAAAGTGGGGCAATAAAGATGCATTACGATTATATCAAGATGCTTTAAATATGGATGTAGAAAGAACTATCGTTACAAAAGGAATAGGAGATGTACCTTTATTTATGAATCATGAATTAGGTAAAACAATTATGCAGTTTAGATCTTTCAGTTTAGCGGCTCATCAACAAGTTTTAATTGCAGGATTGCAACAAAAAGATGCGGCGGCAGTGTTAGGTTTTACCTCAGCTATTGCGGCAGGGATGTTAGTTTATTATTTAAAATCGGTTGCAGCAGGAAGAGAAATTTCAGACGATCCAAAAGTGTGGGTTGCAGAAGGTTGGGATAAATCAGGTTTAACTTCAGTAATAATGGAGGTAAACGGAATTATGGATAAAGTGGGGCTTGGAGCAGGTTCTTTATTAAGTGATAAACCTTTATCAAGATTTCAATCAAGAAATTTAGCAGGGGCTATATTCGGTCCATCGTCTGGATTAGTAAATGATATGGGTGTTATTCTTTCAATGATAAAGAGGGGCGAAATATCAGAATCAGATGCAAGGACTATTAGAAGAAATATTCCTTTGCAAAATATAACTTATCTTCGTAAAATATTTGATGAGTTAGAGCAAGCTTTAATAACTAAATAATGACTATTGCAGAAACAACTTCACAGACTAGAAACAATTACACAGGAAACGGAAGCACAACTGTTTTTCCTTTTACCTTTATTGTATTAGAAGAGTCAAACCAAGCTTTAAATAGAGATTACACTATAAAAGTAATTCTCACAGAAAACGATGTTGAGACAGTACAGCAAGAAAACACTGATTACACAGTACAATTAGGCACAGATGGATTGGGAACAGTAACATTTACAACAGCACCAACAGCAACACAATCTATAACATTTTTAAGTGAAATCCCTAGAACACAATCAACAGACTATATTAATATAGGAACTGATAAATTTCCTGCTAATAGTCACGAAGGAACAGTCGATAAGCTTACTTTAATTAGTAGAGAACAAGATGAAGCTATTGATAGATCAATATTACTTCCAGAAAGCTCAACTTTAACAAATGTTACTATTCCAGTAAGTGCAGAAAATGCAGATAAGGCAATTGTCGTAAATAGTGCAGGAGACGATTTAACAGCTAAAAACCTTGCAGATATAGGAACAGCACCAGTAACAGATTACGCTAAAACTTTACTAGATGATAATAACGCAAGTGAAGCAAGAACAACTTTAGATGTTCAAGCAGATGTAATAACAACAGAAGGCGATCTAATCAAAGGCTCTAGTAGTGGCGAAGCTGAAAGATTACCAGTAGGCTCTAATAATCAAATCCTACAATCAAACGGAACTAATCCAGTCTGGAGTAACGATCTAGTTATTAACAATTTAACTGTTAACGACAAACTAAACACACAGCCAAACACAGCCACAATATCATCTGGTGCTATTACTTATACAGGGGCCTATATGGTGGTTGATACAGAGGGCGGAGCTTCTAGCGACACATTAGACACTATTAATGGAGGAACGGCAGGAGATAGGCTTTTATTAAGAGGTGCTACTGTTAATCAAGATATTATTATTTCTGATAATACTGGAAATATACAAACTAACAATGGCGTAAATTTTACATTAGAACCGCTTCATGGAGATTGTGTAGAGTTTTATTATGACGGCTCTAGTTGGATACAAGCTGCTAGAAGGTTGCATTTAGATTTCCTAAGCTCTAAGTCAACAAATGGCTACACATATTTACCAAATGGAATAATCTTGCAATGGGGTGTTGCTGTTAATGTTGGAGGTAATTCTATACAAGCTGTTACACTACCAATAACTTATCCCAATGCCATATGGATGACCCAAACAACTGCTGGAACTACTGCGGATATAGGCGAGCCTGTTCAAGTATACTCACAAACTAATTCATACATAAATGTTAGGAACTCCAACAGCCCAACTGTTAATATTTACTGGTTTACAATAGGAAATTAATTATGATAAAAATAAAATACAATTCAAACACAGGTCAGATATTAGGAAATTACCCATCAAGTATAAATTATCCATCTTTGACTATTGAT